AGCGCCGGTCCGGTTCGCCAGACTCGCCTTCGAGTTGTCGAGGCTGTTGGCCCGCAGGATGGCCCGGGCGTTGACCGCCGCGAACTGGCCGCGGGGGATGATCGACGTGAACGCTTCCTCGTAGGGCGAGCGGTATCCGGAGACCGTGAAGTCGCTGTAGCTGTAGTTGATCTCCTGGATGCCCTTGCCCCACACGTTCCCCGAATCGCCCGCCGCGCCGACCAGATGCAGCGGTAGGCCGAAGTAGCCGGCGATCTCCTGGCGGACATAGGCCAGCGTCTCGTTCATCTGCGACTTCTCGGGGTCGATCTGGGTGAACGCCGGCTTCACGTCCGAGTCGAGGATCAGCGGGTTGTACGCCTTGTTCATCCCCGAGTGCTCCAGCAGGATGTGCTCGAAGATGCGGTCGATGTCGTCGGGGTTGAGCTTGTTCGGCGTCGTCAGCACATAGCCCGGCTGGCCGCCCTGCGAGAACCACATCTGCGAGTACTGCACGGCGGCGATGGCGATGGCGAAGATGGCCGCCTGCGATTTGACCGGGGAGAGCGCGGAGCGGTCGCCGGGCATGATCAGCCGGTGCAGAGGCACCATGTCTGCCGGGTCGAGCTCCACCCGCTGGTTGCCGACCCCGTACCAGATGGAGGTGGGGTCCTTGCCCGCCGGGCCGAAGTCGATGAACGCCGGGTGGAGGACTTCGAGGGCCGACATGTTGCCGTAGTAGTCGCGGGCGGTGCAAAGCCAGTAGGAGGTGCCGAACAGGCCGAGCGAGGCGATGGTGCGACCGCAGCCGATGTTGTAGGCGACCGCCGCCTTGTCAGCGAAACGGGAGGTGCCCCACGGGTTGAGCAGCAGCGACGGATACTGCCCGTTCGACTCGGGGATCCACGTCTTGTAGGGGTAGCCGTCCTTGTCGAACTGCTTGCGGTAGGCGCGGGGGGCACCCATCACGAAGAACGTGTTCTGGAGCACTTCGAGACACCGCTGGACAGCCCCGATACCGAGGACCGTCTTGGGGGTGACCTCCACGCCGGCCCGGTTCAGGTAGTCATACCCGTGGGGCGCGACCAATCCAGTAAGTGATAGGGAGTCCCAGTTGGAGAACCCGCTACCGGTCGGGTCGATGGCCCGGCTTTCCGCCTCGGGCCGGCGATGGAAACGGGACAGGCTCACAGCCCCACCCTGTTACGCACAATCGGCTTGGCAGCCTCCACCACGGGCTCCGGTTCCGGCTTGGCCCACGGCCCGAAGTCGAGTCCTTCACCCCACGCGTGGGACAGGTACACGGCGAAGACTCCACCGGCAAGCAGGGCAGACCACAGCAGACCGGAGGCCAGCCATATCGCCACGGTGACCGCGGCCAGGCCGGCCAGTTCGAGCAGGTCCCGAAACGTCACGCCCTACCTCCTGCCGCCCGGTTGCAGCTGGCATGTTCAGGACCGCGGTAGCTTCGACGGTCGTCGGTATGGCCGAGGTCCCACGGGGTGCCCGGCAGGATCGGGTACAGACAGCGGGCACAGGCGATGTTGCCCGAGTTGACCAGCGGCTCCCAGCGGCGCCTCTCGCGTGCGTGTGCGCCCCCGTAGCCGCGCTGGACGGTAGAACCACGCCGGGCATCGAGGATCGCCTGGTGGGCCGGGCAGCGGCCCGACGTGACCAGGGCGGGGCAGGCGTGGCCGTCGACACCGGGGCAGGGACGCTTCATCGGCCTCGGCCCTTCGCCATGATGGCGTCGATGCGGGCCTGGTGGCGGGCCTTCACTTCTGCGATCCGTTCGGGGGTCATCCGCTCCGAGAACTCATGGCCGCCGGCCACCACCACACCCGCCTGCTCATGAATGTGGGCGAGGGCGCCGGCCCGCTCGAAGGCCATCACGGAGGCGACGGCCAGGTCGATCTTGCGGGGGGAATGGTCGCCGTCTTTCGTCAACCGGGACCCACGACTGTCCGTTTTCACCCGAGCATTGGCAACATGGGCGGCCAACAGGGGGTCGCCCGAGTGGGTCATCGTCTTGCCGGTGACCGCCTGGTAGAAGCGTTGGGTGGCAGGGATCATCATCGCTCCCCGCTGCGGAAACTCGACCACCGGGAGCCCCTCTTCTTCGAGTTCTTCGGCGGCGTCGCGCCACACATACATGTCCCAAGCGATCTCTCGCACCTTCCACCGCTTGCACGCCTCCCGAACGGTGTCCTTCACCTCGCGTCGCGACGGCTTCCACAGCGGGTCATCGGCTGGCTTCACCCATGCCTTCACCACATCAAGATGAGGAGCCTCATCGACTGACACAACCACCAGACAGGTCACGTCGTCTCCGAGGGAGCCGTCGAAACCGAGTACGACCTCGGCGTGATCAGGAATGGTGCGGGACTTGTCCTCGGTGGCATCCCACGCCCCGGGCGGCAGCCATGCCGCGCCCACCTTGGTCACCTGGTTGAAGTAGAAGCGGCGGGAGCGGGACTCGTCTGCGGTGGGGTCGCGCATCTCGTCGAGCAACCGTTCGGTGTCCAGCCACCCCGAGTCACCCCGGCCTGCCCGCAGGCCGTCCACCACCTGTTCATCGGACATCTCTGCCAGTGGGACCACTTCGGGCTGCCCATTGGGTCCCTTGCGGGTGAGCAGCGGGGCCTCCACCGAGTCGTAGTAGACCCCATCGAGCTTGCCGCCAGCAGCCACGAAAGCGTCGTGGGTGGCCTCAGCGAACGATCCCTCGCCGGGGAGGTGGGCGTTGGTGATCTCCATCACCCGCGCTGAGCCGTCGCGGGACTTGGCCAGGTTCCGCTTAATCGCCTCGCCCATCTCGAGCCCTTCATTCGGCTCCAGCCAATGGTGGGTCTCGTTGGCGATGACCAACGAGGGGCGCCCGCCCTCAAGCGCTCGCGGGGAACTGGTCACCGCCTCGATGCGGCCCTTGCCACCCCGGGCGTAGATGATCTCCTTGCCCAGATCGACCTTGTGCTCGGCGATCGCCTCGGGTGAGAACAGGCCCGGGAACAGGGTCATGGTGTTGCGGGTCTGATCCTTGGCTACCGCGGCCACCTGAATCCACGGTGCCGAGTGCGCCTGCGCCTTCGGCGCGCCGGCCCCATCGAACCCACCGAAACGGCACGGCCCGCACAGCTCGAAGGCCGCTATTGAAGCCAGGAACGGATCCTTCCCCCAGCCCTTCATCCGGCGCAGAACGCCGCGGCGATAGGCGAACCGCCCGTGGGCGTCGATCTGGTACCAGCGCAGGATGATCCGGGCCTGCTCGTCGGTGTAGACCCACGGCTCCCCGGCGTTCGGGCCGTCCGGCTGGAGCAACCAGTCCGCCGTCCAGGCAAGGCAGTACCAGCCGAGGGTCCGGTTGTCGGGCGGCACCCGGTCGGGGATCGACCGGACCGCCTTAGGCCGACTTGCGACCCGCGGCATTCCGGTACTTGTCCATGATCGCCAGAGACGGGGGCGCCTCGGGTTCAGCGCCGCGCTCAAGTTCGATCCGTGCCCGCCGCCGCTCACCCTCTGTCATCAACAGAGGCGACAGCGCCTGGAGTACGGTCGCCATCAGTTGTCCCGAGAGCACATTCTTGGTCAACCCCCGGTGGGCCATCTCACAGGCCAACCGCGCCCATGCCCAGTCGGACGGCTCGTAGAACTGGGATTGGCCCGACTTGCCGAGTGACCGGAAAAGGTCTTGCACGACTGGATGCCACTCGGGGTCCGGCTCTGGTGTGACAAGGGACGGACCGCCCGAAGGAACGACCACCTTGGTCGACTCTGGACTGTTGTTTCTACGCCGCTGGTTGGAGCGCTTCGGCGGTGGACCGGGCACGCAACCTCCATTCGACGATGAGCTTCTTCCCTCGTGACGAGTTGCACCCCTTGCAAGCAGGAGCAAGGTTCCCCTCGAAGTTGGTGCCGCCGCGGGCGAGGGGGATCAAATGATCGACCGTCGTCGGCGCCGCACCACAGGCCCAACAGGCGTGACCCTGACGCTGCCACCGCCGCAGGAGAGCGGAGCGCCGGCCGGTCCCGAGCCCAGCGGCCATACTCTCCGCGAGCCGGCGCCGGCCTTTTCGGTTCTTCTCGGTAGGCGCTGGCTGGCCGTACCGCTGGCATGTCAACGAGCAGAACCGTGCCCGCTTCGATGTCGAACTCCATATGGTCCCGCATATCTCGCAGGAGTGACGGAGGACGCGGGTCCCTTTGCCTTGATGGTGAAACCTGCCGCGACACTGATCTGAGCAGAATCGGCGGGTTGTCGACCCCGACAGGGGTCCCTTGCAGTGGAGGCAGTACCGCTCGTCGCGTGCCCACGGCGGAATGCCCCCCTCGGCCAAGCGGACCCGACAAACCTCCGAGCAGTAACTGCGGGTCGGGGGGCGGCCGAACCGTCGTCGGCGGAATGTCTCTTGGCACCATCCACAGATCCCGACGATTTCGGGTCGTGATCGAGCGGAAGCGGGTCGGATGCCGACCACGTCGACTGGTGCGCCCCCGGAAAACGACCGTCCAACCCGTGTAGACGGTCGGAGCATTAGCGATGGCCCC